ACGACTAAAAAATGAATTTATCGCCAAACTTCACATTAGAAGAAATGACGGCCAGCGAAACAGCGGCCAGATACCATATAGACAATACGCCAAACAATGATGTATTGATGAATTTGCGCCGGCTTGCATTATTTTTAGAAGAAGTGCGTAAAGTTTTAGACAAACCATTACATATTAATTCTGCATACCGCAGCCCCGAAGCTAATGAAAAAGTGGGTGGAAAGCCAACTAGCCAACATTGCAGAGGAACGGCGGCTGATATTAAAGTAAAAGGAATGACACCGGATCAGGTGGTAACGGCCATTGTAAAGTCAGGTTTGCAGTATGATCAGGTTATTCGGGAATTCGATTCCTGGACTCACGTAAGCATACCTAATGGCAAAGATATTGCGCCTAGAAAACAGGCATTAATTATTGATAAAAAAGGCACACGGCCTTTTAAAACAGGGGAACAAAATGGCTGATAAATTTTACAAAGAAACAAAGAAACACGAAAAAGCTGAACACAAGGAAATGATGCAATTGCGTAGCGGCGTGTTTGAATTGAAAAAGGAATTGAAAAAACACGAAGGTGAGCCAATGAACAAAGCCCACCCTATGAAGAAATAACTATGCAATACGTGCTACTTTAGCTTTACGTAGCACACGTTCATATTGTTCTTTAGCGTTATCGTCAAGATCACGTAATGGAAGATTTTGGTAATACCGCCATTTGTCCCTAAATTCTTTTAGTTCTGATGGCGGCAGCCAGCCCTTTAAACGCCACCGGATCGTTACATCGGTGCCTGGGGCTGTCCAAATATATTCATCCATAAAATCCCCTAATATCGGTACTTAGGCATACAAGTTACTTCAATTGGTATATCCGCACTAAAACCATTAATTGATCGTTTAGTGGTAATTACATGGGCACGTAACCCATTACCTTCACATTCAGTAACGCCATTAATAATTTCATTTCTAGTTAATCCAGCAACCTGCTTATCTAATACTAGCTGTTGCGTTGGGGCTTGGCTATATACGGTGCCAGGCGTTGAACAACCAGTTAAGAATAATGCAGCAAGTACAGCGGCCACAAATATGATGCCGGTTAAAGCTTCATTAATTACATATTTGTAATCAATTCTGTCATGGTTTGCTTGTTCTGCAAACGTTTTAGTATTGTCTAATTCATGTGTCCAAACTGCTTGGGTTTTTTGTTTACGGTTCATTTTTATTCCTTAATTTATCACCGCAACATTGCGGTAGGGTTAATGTACTAAAGTTTGCTTCACTTGTAAATAAAAAAAAGCCTAGATTTGGCAATCTGTTGCAAATTGGGCAGAAACTGGAAAAATTCCCAAATTGTTGCATCCTCTAAAGTCCAGTTAACGGCTTTGTAAAATCAAGAATGATTGTTTTTTAATTGCCAAAACTCTAGCAACTTTGTAAACATAAGCCAATAACGGTCTAGGTTAATTGGATCATGTTCAATCAATTTAACGCCAGTAAACACTACATTGCCGCCAACCATTTTGTAGCCAACAAATACATTGGCACACCTAGCTTTAGGCAATTTGAAGCCTTCACGATAAGCAGCTAATTGCATACCATGTTCAGGGTAAACATCAGCCGTAGAAATATCTTCTGTTTCTTTGGTTTTGAAGTCAATGCAAACGCCGTCAAAGTTAGTTACAAGATTATTTGCAACTTGGGCTATCAAATCGGCTTTACCGCCGTATCCTAGCGGGTGGGCAAAGGATACTTCAGGCACGTACAAAAGCTTCCCAAAATGGGCATCTATAGCTTCCTTGACTGCATCACACATGGTTGCATATTCATTGACTACTTTACCTTCAAAGTATTCCTGAATAATTGCGTGAATAGCAGTTCCACGTTCAGCAGCTACACGGCCAGTTTGCTTAGAATCCATCATTACCCGTTCAAGCCAATCTTGTTCAGGTTCATCAGGTTTTCTAGGCAAAGTTAACGCAGCCAACAAAACGTTTTGCTGCTTCCAGGTATCTAAACCTGGCTTTGCGGCCACGTTCAAGATACCGGAAACACTAGGCACCAAATCATGGGATCGTGCGTCACGCAGGGTTGTATTACGGGGCTGGCCATTTTTACCAAGTACGGTATAAGCTGGGCTACCATCACGGGCATACCAATGGCCAGATTCGGACTGACGTTCTTTAATTATCATTTTTTGGCTTTCTTCCACGTTTTGCTTGGAGTTCTGCAACTGCTTCCGATATTTCACATACCTTAGATACATATTCACCGCACCAATCATGCTGAGTTTTGTTTTGAATTACGGGGTAGCGTTTGCACACCCCGTATTGATCGTTAGCGGTACCGGCAAACCATTTACATTCAATACATTTCATATTGCCACCTTAAAAAGGAATATCATCTTCAACTTCTTCAGTAGAAGAAGATTTGGTTGGTAACGCATTAGGTTCAAAAGTGTTACGGTATTCTGGTGATTTTCTGATCACGTTTTGTAAGCCTTCCGAAAGCTTTTCAAACTTGGCCTGATCAAACTTTTCCAATGAAAAACTCATTAATTCATTAATACCTTTTGGTTCGCCCAATTTCTTAAGTGCTGAAGGTATCTGGCTAATGCTAGAAATGTTTGCGTATTGTTTACCGTCATGTTCTGTATGGGTGATGGACACCATGCAGTATTTGCCTAGCAATACTTCCAGGTTAAAACCATCAAGTTCTTCCTGGGTAAACGCACGGCCACGCCAAGCTTCCAAATCTTTACGTAACGTAGCTTTTTCATCCAAAGATAACGTGTAGCGTTTGGACACAACCAGCGGCTTGCCGTCATTGGTCAACAATGGTTTGCCGTCATTATCTTCACCATGCAATTCAAACATAGCAATGATTTTGCGCTGCATTTTGGTTTTACCCATCCATTCGGTGGTTTGGGTGCCAATATCTACCAGGCGATATAAACGTGCGCTAAAGCTACCGGCTGGTGGTAATTTGAAATCGCTACTTGTACTGTTTTGACGGGCTACTATCATTTTTTTTCCTTAATTAAGTTATTTGTTGCATCAATAAAAATGTCACGCAAAAGCTTTTTTTGGGCTTCTGCTTTAATTTGCTGGATGGTTTTTTTTGGCATACCGCAAGAGTGTCGAAGTAATGCTATTTCTTCATCATCTAACGGCTCTGCACGTTCCAATGCGCCAAATATTTCTTCCAAACGGAATTCCGTTTGAATCTGGTCATTGTATTGATCAAGATAATCTTGTTCCATGTTGTATCTAAATTCCATTTTTTTCCCCTTGTTACTCACGGCAACATTGCCGTAATTCAGAATGTAAAGTAAGATTGAACCAATGTAAAGAAATATTTAGCAAAGGATACAAATAAATGACGGATGCACAAATAATTGATTTGTTGGGTAGGCCAGCAAAAGTGGCCAAAATATGCGGCGTATCGGTTCAGGCTGTATGCCAATGGCGTAATAACAATGCTATACCGGCGGCACCATTAATGATGATAGCGGCCACGATAGAAAAAGAAACAAACGGCAAAGTAAGCAGAAAAAAGCTTTTTCCAAATAATTGGCATTTAATTTGGCCGGAGTTGTTTATTCCGTAAATTGTGATATATTTGCATTATTGAGGAATCGAACACTCGATAATAGTGGGCTTTAAAGGTAGTTTTGTTGGTTTAGGAAATGATAATAGAACCATTTCCCAAGCCGTTCGATAACAAATCTACCCTTAAAGCCCTTTTTTATTGCCTATTCGGTTTCCAATCGTTCTTGATTGGGGATTCATCACCACTAGCGGTCAAGACGCAAGCGCACTAGGGGATAGGGAATGTAATAGCGCAAATGCCGGTGGCGAAGATAGTGCCGGCTTCCTGAACGACTGTCGGGTTCTGTGGCTCCGAAAAGCAAACAGTTGAAGGCGAATCTAGGTGGGCTAGGTTCGTTCACCAAAAAGCAATCCCTAAACAAATACAGAAATAAATACAGAAATATTTAATAAATTGTTTAAATTGCGCTTTACAACTAAAGAATTCTTTAGTAAAGTTCTGTTTACCGAATGTTCGGTGATAAACAAGGAAATAAATATGAATAAAAAACCACAAATGCCGATGTTTCGACTCCCAATGAAATCAGAAAGCAAGCTTTCTTATGCCGCAGCAAAAGCGGCTTGGGAAGGCTCTATGATCAGGCTTGGATTATTAACACAGTCAAAAATTCTTGAGGAAAAAAATGTCATTTGAAACATTTTGGAAATTATATCCAAGAAAAGTTAACAAGAAAAAAGCGTTTGATGCGTTTGTTAGATTAAAACCTGAAGATCAAGAAGCTGCTTTGGAAGCATTGCCAAACCATGTTAGGTACTGGCAGTTAAAACAAACAGAGCCAGATTTTATGCCCCATGCGTCAACTTGGTTAAATGGGTGGCGTTGGGAAGATGAATTAGATTTTAAAGAAAAGGCACCACCGGCATTACCGTGGTATTCGGATGATGATTTAACAATGAAGAAAGCCGCAGAAGTTGGCGTTAAGCCAAGATCAGGCGAAGGTTGGCCAGAGTTAAGAAAACGAATTGCAGAAAAAATTAGGGAGGTAGCGTGAATGAGTTGGCTTTATTCGCAGGTGCTGGTGGAGGAATACTTGGGGGAAAAATGCTTGGATGGCGAACAGTCTGCGCTGTCGAATGGGAACCATACCCAGCAAGCGTATTGTGCGCCAGACAAAATGACGGTTTTTTGCCGCCTTTCCCGATTTGGGATGACGTTCAAACCTTTGACGGAAAGCCGTGGCGAGGAATTGTTGACGTTGTATCTGGCGGCTTTCCATGCCAAGACATCAGCGCAGCAGGAAAAGGTGAAGGAATTGATGGAAAACGATCAGGAATGTGGGGCGAAATGGCACGGATCATTTACGAAGTACAACCAAGATTCGTGTTCGTGGAAAACTCACCAATGCTTACTTCTAGGGGGCTTGGAAGAGTTCTCGCAGACTTGGCCACAATGGGGTTTGATGCGCAATGGGGAGTGTTGGGAGCAGCAGACGTTGGAGCAAACCATCAGAGGGACAGAATCTGGATCGTTGCAAAACAAATGGGCAACGCCTACAACAATGGACAAATTGCCACCAAAATCAGAAAAAGCATTAACGAGGGAAGCAACAATAGTAAGGCCTGGCCGCAGCAAACCGGCAAATTTGAGGGATCAAGTAAGCAATATGCACAAATGGCCAACACCAGTAACGAGGGATTACAAAGACACGGGAACAAAGGAATCAATGACAAGGGCATTGAACAAGAGGGATTCGCCAGGATTGGCGTTATTGGTAGGTGCAGAAACTGGTGGCAAATTGAACCCAACGTGGACAGAGTGGTTGATGGGTTGGCCACTAGGGTGGACAGAATTAAAGCGATTGGAAACGGACAAGTGCCATTGTGCGCAGCTACAGCATGGATGATTTTAACTGGTCAGAAGAATACCGTCATCAATGTGAAGTAAGACAAATTTTACGGTGGCGTGTTGAAGATCGTAACAAAGCAATGTCACATATTGAACGAGTACGGGAACAACGGGGTGATGCGGCAGCAAAGCAATTAGAAAATGATGCCAGGTCACAATGGAACAAGGGAAACAGAGGAATAAAAGGTGAATGGAAATGATTAATGATGAAATTATCCGTAGTTTTGCAAACTTGCATCCAGATACACCGATTGATGGGAAACTATTTGCTGTTCCATTGCGTGTTATTAAACGTATGCTGGAAACAGCCGCAGCAGCAGAACGTGAAGCGTGTGCAATGGTGGCTGAATCATATGAGCCTGAATGTGATACTTGCCCAAGTGGAGTGTCTAACGCTATTCGTGCAAGGGGACAAAAATGAGTTTAGATAAAGACCCAAACGATGCCGTAGATTTTATATTTAAAGTTGCGCCAAGTTATGCAAAAGCAAAAGCAGAACGTATTCAATGCCAAGAATTTAGAAAAAGCCTTAAAGCATTAATTATGGCTAGGCATTTGGACAAACCATTAGGCGCACAAGAACGTGAAGCATATTCTTCTGAAGAATACCAAATGCACCTTAAAGCATTACAGATAGCAGTAGAACAAGAAGCATTACTTGAATGGCAGTTGGAAGCAGCAAGGATGCGTGTAGATATATGGCGAACCAGATCAGCGAATGAACGATTAGAAGGGCGGGTAACAATATGATGGATTTCTTTGCATTTTTCTTGATGTTAACTGGCGTTGCTTGTTGGGTATTGATTGGCGCAATTATTGTTTATATTTGGATGAATAGTGATGATTAAATTTTACGGAAGTTTGGCCATTGGTTTAGTAGTGATATTGTTTATTGTGCATACATTGCAAAACATTAAAGATGAAGCTTATCAACGTGGTTACGCAGCTGGTGCAGATACTATTTCTGAAAACCATATAAATGAAATTTGTATGCAATGGTTGTTTCAATCAGATTTAGAAAAAGCTAGAAGAAAGGTGTGCGGAAAATGAACTATTTACAAAAAGCTAAAGATTACGCAAGCATGGTTGCTTACAGTACAAAAGGTGATGAATATACGTTTGATGAAACTGGCCTTGAATATTTTTTAGATTCTTTAAATATTGATTTTTTAGCTGAACCAAAAAAAGAATGGGTAGGGTTGACGGATGAGGAAATTTGGCAAATGTCACAATTTAATTGCGGCACAAGAGGTGAGTTTGCTAGAGCCATAGAAGCAAAACTAAAGGAAAAGAATGGACACTAAATTTTGCACAACTTGCCAGCAGCACAAACCATTACCTGGTGGCGTACAAAAGCAATCAAGATTTAGGGGCTGGCGTTGCAAGCAATGCGCTGAACACAAATCAGAAAGTATTTACAAAAGCCGTGGCCGGCAGAGGGATCAAAAACATGGATAATTATTCAGGACCATTTCTAACGTTGCACAGATTATGCAAAGAATTTTATGAAGCCACCATGCAAGGTGAATATGCCAGGGCTTATGAAATATCGTTAGACATTACAGATATGTCACAAAGGCTAGAAGATTTTGCCAAAGGTTTGCGTGATGCCTATAAAAATTAATCTTACAGAAGATGAAATGCTGATGGCGGTTCAGCAAGCCACGTTAAGAATCCTACAATGCAAACGGGATAAAAAGCGGCACAGATACGGTGCCAAAGAAACTGAAACCTGGCAAATGGGTATTGAAGGCGCAATGGGTGAAATGGTAATAGCCAAGCATTTTGGAATATTTTGGGGCAAAGGCACTTATGGTTCGGATGATGTTGGACCATACGAAGTGCGCCAAACGCCACTAGATCATGGCAGTTTGATTGTTCACCCAACGGACAAAGACGAAAAGCGTTATTACCTGGTTACTGGAATACTTGGCAATTATGTGATCCGTGGGTATATGTTTGCCAGGGATGCTAAACAACCAAAGTATTGGAATGATCCAACTGGTAAGGGAAGGCCGGCTTATTTTGTGCCACAATCAGATTTAATTGATGAATTTGTAACGACACAATAATGACCAAAGCGGAAAAAGAACATTATGCTAAGTTGGCCAGATTGGGCTGCATTTTATGCCGACAGATTGATGTTCGAAACATTGAAGATTCCCCCACAGAAATCCATCACATTAGGCGATACGGTGGCAAACGATCACTTGCACCAACAATTCCATTGTGCGCCTGGCACCACCGACTTGATTCACGTACCAGTATTCATGGGCTTGGGCATAAAGGATTTGAAAGATTTTGGGGATTTTCAGAAGAAGATTTGCTTGAAAAGACGAACCAATTACTAAATGACGATAATTAAGCTTCCATATCCACCTAGCGTAAATACCTATTGGCGCAACTTTAGGGGCAACACGGTATTAAGCAAAGCTGGCCGTGAATTTAAAAATACGGTATCAGAATGTGTAATAGCGCAGAACATACCTAAATTTGGCGAACAACGGCTTAATTTGACGTTGTATCTATATCCACGGTCAAAAGTGGTAACTGATTTGGATAACAGGCTGAAGGCTGTTTTAGACGGTTTAGAAGATGCCGGTGTTTACGACAACGATGGCCAGATTGACATTTTGACTATTGAACGCAAAGAACAGCGTAAGGGCGGCGGCGTTGATGTAATGATAGAAGTAATTTAAAATCAGCTATGGCCGACCACAACACTACAAAACATTTCTTGATGGACATTTTGGATTTTGTTAATCCTAAAAATGTTCCTACTCGTAATCGTGCCGGCCAAATTGTCAAAAATCCAAACGAAATGATCCCAGGCGCAATAGAAGGTCTTGGCCTTACGTTGCGGGATGCTGCTAGAGGTACATTTACCGGCGTTGCTGGTATGCCAGGCGATATTAGCGAAGCAATCAGATCATTTAAAACTAAACATCGTAACCGTGCTGGCCAATACGTAAATCCTGATGATATTTTGGGTGAACGCTATTTTCCTACATCTGAAGAACTGCAAAACAAGCTGGGTTACGAACAATCCGTGCCACTAAAGCTAGGGCAGCACGTAGTTGCGTCAATGATTGGACCAGGTGAAGTAGTAAAAGGCATCAAGGCAACCAAAAATATGCCAGTTGGATTAAGCATGATCGGCAAAGAATCCAAGCTTTGGAATAAAGAAATGGCAAAAACGGCGGCCAATATGGAAGCCAAAGGTGCTACTGCTGATGAAATACGTAAATCTACAGGTTTAGTTCGTGGTCTTGAAGGCCAATGGCGTGATGAATTAAGTGATCAATTTGCTAAATTAAAAGGTGAAAAACACGCTAATTTTGGTGAATTACATCAAGCTTCCAGAAAAGTTGGAACTTGGGATGATTTTTTATCTAAAGCAGAAAAAGAAAAATATGGAAGAAATGGTCCGAACATTCAAAAAATGTCAGCCAAAGAATTTAGGGATTACAAAGATTTCCGATCAGATAAATTAGATGAATATAATGTATTAGAAACTAAGCCAGTTAAACTTGAAGATGTTTTAGAACATCCAGATTTAATGGAAGCGTATCCGCATTTGCGTAATGTTGAAGTTGCAACGCATAAAGGTGGTGGCGATACCAAAGGTGCCTATTATCCTGGCAAAAACAAAATTAGTATTGCTGAAGATTTAACGCCAGAAGAAGCTAAATCTACTTTGCTGCATGAAATAACGCATGATATTCAAGCCAAAGAAGGTTGGAACCGTGGCGCAAATTCGAGTGAAGAAATTAAAAAGTATTACGACAGACAAAATGAAATAATTGAACAAATTCGTGGCATTAATGCCCAAATGAGTGAAGCTTCAAAAGCTGGCGATATGGAAAAATATCATAAATTAATGGCAGAAAGACAACCATTAAATGAAGAATATTTAAATATTTTAGAGCCAGAAAAATTAGGTATTCGTGATTACATGAACAATGCCGGTGAAGCTGAAGCTAGGTTAGTTCAAGCTAGAATGAATTTGCCGCCGGAAGAACTTATAAAGCATTTTCCTTATGAATACACGGGTGCCGGCAAAGGTAAATACGGGTTAGATATTCAGCCTGATGAAGCCAGAGTTATAACTAAAACACCTGGCACAATTAATCAGCCATTTCAAAACTACGATTATCGTGGCCACCACAAAGCCCCAGGCAAAGACGAAGATAATTTTCATGCGCCAGCCCACGAATTAGATCGTTTGTATCCTGAAGATGTATATGGTGAATTAGGGCATCATATTTACGGTGATGGTGGTAATTCAAGCAAAATGGATCGGGAAGTATTAAATATATTGCGTGAAGCCCGTGGCAATCCTGACCATGAAATAACTATTTATCGTGCCGTACCAAGTGAATTTAAGGATTCAGACATAAATAAAGGTGATTGGGTAACGCCAACGTTGGATTACGCACATAATCACGGGTTACGGGAATTTGATAGCCACCATATTTTAGAAAAACGAGTACCGGCTAGACATTTGTTTACTAATGCTGATTCATTGCATGAATTCGGCTATGATCCATTCGATTAGTATTGACAAGGTAGTAAAATAACGGAAAATGTAGTTTGTAACACCCATCACTTAGGAGAACTCAAATGGGCAAAATGGATTCAATGAAGGGCGTACCTTCAACAACTGGCGCAACCCCACCAAAAGGTGCTAATGCTGCTGATATGTCAGGCGAGCGCAAAGGCAAGCTGGTAGGCGGCGTTGCTATGGGTAAGGAAGATATGGTTGGCAAAGACAATCAATTCAACACAGGCCGTACAGAAGGTGTTTGCTATACGCACACCCGTGACTGCTACAAAAATTGCGATTAATTAATCAGTAATAAACGAAAACCCCTAGCCGTGAAGGGTACTAGGGGCTTTCTAACCACTACAAGTAAACGGAGAACTTGCAATGGCTGATGCCGATTTTATACTTAAACCGCTGGCTGACAAAATAGTTGTCAAGCCGGATGTTCGTGTTTTAAGTTCAGTTATTCATGTATCTAACAAAGAACATGACAATATGGGAACCGTGGTAGCAGTAGGACCAGGTAAAAAGGCCGGCAACCGCCGTGAACCCATGCCAGTACAAGTAGGCGAACACGTAAGATTTGGCACCATGAGTGACGATCCAAACGCCGAATATCTAAAATATCAAGAATACTTTACTAATGGCCAACGTTATCTGATAATGTCATGGCAAGACGTATGTTTTGTTACAGGGCAACATGATGATCAAACGACTAATTAAATGGGCTTTGCATTTTTTTGAGCCGCACAAGCAGCCAGAGCCAGAAGTTATTGAAATTATCAGGCCAATGCCCCAAGTTAAGCGGGCAAGACCAAGAAAAACGTTTAAAGCCGTAAAAACTGTAAAGGAAAAGCAAATGGCAGCTAAACCTGGCTTATATGCCAACATTCATAAAAAGCAAGAACGTATTGAACGCCAAAAAGCTGAAGGTGAGCCAGTAGAAAAAATGCGTAAGCCTGGCACTAAGGGCGCACCAACCAAAGAAGCTTTTAAACAAGCAGCTAAAACGGCAAAGAAATGACAAAAAAGCACGATAAGCCAATTGAACATAAAACCACCGGCAAGGGCAAGACTTACAACCCTACCGACAAGGGTGCCGGCATGACTGCAAAAGGCCGTGCGGAGTACAACGCTAAGAACAATAGTAATTTGAAGCCGCCAGCCCCAAATCCTAAAACTAAAGCTGATGAAGGCCGCAAGAAATCATTTTGCGCTAGGATGGAAGGCGTAGTTAAGAACGCTAAAGGACCAGCGGAACGTGCTAAAGCTTCACTTAAAAATTGGAACTGCTAATTATGCCATTAAAGAAATCAACTAGTGATAAAGCCTTTAAGGAAAACATAAGGGCAGAAGTAAAAGCCGGTAAGCCGGTAAAGCAAGCCGTAGCAATCGCTTATTCTGAAAAGCGTGAAGCTGCAAAAAAATCAACAACGAAGGGAAAAAAATGATTATTAATTTTGGCGATTTAACTATCCAAGAAGCGCAAGTAGTTTTAGCTGGCTTAAAGAAGCTTCCAATGGAAGTAGTAGAACAACTGCACAATAGATTACTGGAATCCGCTAATCAGCAATTCCTGGCACAAAATGGCCAGATCAAGCCAGAAGATATTACTATTGTCAAAAAAGCTAGTGAAGAAAAAGAAGCTGCATAATGACAAACCCCGTAGGCCGCCCATCTAAATACGATCCAGCCTTTTGCGATAAGGTGATTGAACTAGGTAAGTTGGGCAAATCTTTCGAACAAATGGCATCAATGCTAGGTGTTGGCATCACTTCATTTAAGCGTTGGCGTGAAGAACACGAAGAATTTCGGACTTCCTTGGAAGATGCCCACGGGTATGCACAAACTTGGTGGGAAGATCAAGCCCAAGCCAACCTGATTGAACACAAGGATGGTGAAAGAATTAACACCGGCTTATGGTCAAGATCAATGGCGGCCAGGTTCCCAAAGAACTATTCAGATCGAGTTAAACAGGAAATTAGTGGTCCAGACGGGATGCAGCTAAAAACGGGATTTGTACTAACGTTTGAAGAACCAAGCAATGTCAACGATTCAGGAAATTAAGGCCAAAGTTAGGTTCCCAGCCAAACTTAAATGCTTATTTGTACCTGAAAAATCACGTTACAGAATTCTTTACGGTGGCCGTGGCGGTTCCAAATCCTGGAACATAGCCCGTGCGCTACTGCTTAAAGGATGCGAACAACCAATACGAGTATTGTGCGCCCGTGAATTTCAAACCAGTATTAAGGATTCGGTACATAAGCTATTGTGCGACCAGATTTATAAGCTAGAACTAGAAGCCCATTACGAAATTACCCAAACTACAATACGTGGCATAAACGGCACGGAATTCATATTTGTAGGCGTTAAGAACAACACCAACAACGTCAAATCCATTGAAGGTATTGATATTTGCTGGGTGGAAGAAGCGCAATCAGTTAGCCCAAATAGCTGGAATGTATTGGTGCCTACCATCCGTAAAGCCGATTCTGAAATATGGATTAGCTTCAATCCTGAATTGCCGACTGATGAAACCTGGAAGCGGTTCGTGCTGAATCCACCAGAAAATTCTGTAGTCCAAAAGATTAATTGGAACGACAACCCGTGGTTTCCTGAAGTATTGGATTTAGAACGCCGGTCATTGCAAGCCCGTGATTTGGAAGCGTATAACAACGTTTGGGAAGGTATTCCACGCCAAACGGTAGATGGGGCTATATTTGCCAAAGAATTGACTATGGCCGAATTGGAAGGCCGTATATGCAATGTTCCTTATGATGCTACCAAGCCAGTTCATGCTGTATTCGATTTGGGATGGGCAGACCAAACTGCTTGTTGGATATTGCAATTCGTGGGGCAGGAAACCAGGCTATTGCGTTACTTTGAGGATAGCCAGCAAACCATGAGTTATTACATGGCCAAGCTGCAATCATTTGGGTATTTGTACGACACTATTTGGTTGCCGCATGATGCCAAAGCCAAATCATTAGGCACCGGCAAATCCATCGAAGAAATAGTACGGGCAAGCGGATATAAGGTGCAGGTATTGGATCGGGTGCCGGTTGCAGATAGCATTAACGCAGCCAGAACGATATTCAATAGATGCTACTTTGATAGGCAAAATACTGAAGAAGGGCTACAATGTTTGCGACATTATCGGTATGATGTTGACCCCGAATCTAAAGTGTTTAGCCCCAAGCCGCTACATGATGAATATTCGCACGGGGCTGATGCGTTCCGATATATTGGTTTAATGATTAATGAGCCTAGAAAAGCCGCACCACAACGGGCAAATCAACGGGCACCGGCAAGCTGGATGGGATAAAAATGGCTGATACATATTACGAAGAAGTTAATTACGACAACGGCAACGACAACGATACTAGGATTTCGGATGCAATTGACTTCCTAAGACAAGCTGCTGAATCTGATACAACTAATCGTGCTGAAGCTTTAGATGACGTTAAATTTGCTGCTGGTGATCAATGGCCAGTAGAAATTCAAAACAGCCGTAACTTAGAAGCTAGGCCATGCCTAACAATCAATAAGCTAGATGCCTATTGCCGCCAGATAACCAACCAACAACGCCAACAACGCCCACGCATTAAAGCGCAGGGCATGAACAACCAAACTGATGCAAAGCTGGCTGAATTAGTCACAGGCATTTGCCGCCACGTTGAAGTTAATTCCAATGCTGATCATGCTTATGACACAGCGTTTGATTTTGCTGTACGTATGGGCTGGGGCTATTTCCGTGTAACTACAGATTATGTGCGCCCCGATTCGTTTGATCAGGAAATCTACATCAAACCAATTGAAAACCCATTTACCGTTTACTTTGATCCTAATTCCACGGCACCTGATGGATCGGATGCTGAAAAATGTTTGGTAACGGTTGTGTTATCCAAAGAAAACTTTAGGAAAATGTATCCTGGCCGTGATGATGGCGGCAGTTTTGTAGCCCGTGGTACGGGTGATGCAAATATAGAATGGGTAACAAAACACGATATACGCATTGCTGAATACTTTTACACAGAATTGGTGCCAACAAACCTGGTGCTGCTATCTGATGGCACTTCAGTTTATGAAGATCAATTGCCTGATGCTGATTTAATGGATATGGCCGGCATTTATGAAGTTAGCCGCCGCAGAACGTTAAAAAAGGCAATCAAGTGGTGCAAAGTAACCGCAATGGAAGTGCTAGAAGAAGGCACTTGGGCTGGTAAATACATCCCAATTATTCCGGTGTATGGCCAGCAATGTATTGTGGACAACAAACGCAAGAAATTTGGCCTGATTCGTATGGCTAAAGATGCACAGCGTATGTATAACTTCTGGCAAACATCCATGACGGAATCCGTAGCACTTGCGCCACGGGCTAAATGGATCATGGCTGAAGGCCAGGATGAAGGCCACGAAACAGAATGGGCAAATGCTAACAATACTTCCTATGCTTATTTGCGTTACAAGCAAACGGATATTAATGGCCAGCCGGCACCACCACCAATTCGTCAGGCACCGGAACAACCACCGGCTGCAATCATGGCAGCAGCACAATCAATTACTGCTGATTTACAGGCTGTAGTAGGTATATTTGATCCTAGCCAATTACCGCAGGGCAACATAAGCGGCAAAGCTTTGCAAGGTCAGCAAGGCCAAGTGGACATGACAAACTTCCACTATTACGACAACTTGACACGTTCAATTGCGTATTGTGGCCGCCAGATATTGGATTTGATACCTAAAATCTACAATGCAGAACGTGTAATGCGTATTGTTGGTGACGATGGAAAGCCTGAATTAGTTACTGTTAACCAAAGAACTGGCCAAAAAGATGAAAACGGCATAGAAATATTGCTGAATGACGTAACGGTGGGTGAATACGACATTGTTATGGATACTGGACCAGGCTACAACACCAAACGCCAAGAAGCTGCTGATTCAATGATGACATTGTTGGCTGCTGATCCTGGCTTAATGCAACAAGCCGGTGATTTGATATTCCGCAATATGGACTTCCCAGGCGCAGAAATCATTGCAGATCGTTTAGCCGCAGTTAATCCGTTGGCGCAAATTGATGAAAAATCGCCGATACCGCCACAAGTACAAATGCAATTGGCTGCAAGCCAGCAGCAAATGCAACAAATGGCGCAGCAAATTCAACAGCTACAAATGATGATCAAGAATCGTCAAGATGTTGAACAAGTACGTCAAACTGGTGAAGATCGCCGTGCAGTATTGGCAGCAGAAGTTAAATTGCATGATCAAAACACCCGTTCGATTACTAGCCAAAATAAGACTGAAATTGATTCGCTGATGAAGTTAATTCTTGGTCATATGGACACGGCAAGATTAGAAGCGGAAATTGCTGCACGTAACCAGGATCAAGGCGCACGTATGGATCGTGCAGAACGCAGCATTGAAGATAATATGCAAACCATGTTGCCGCCTTTACCTGAACAAATACAGCAAATGCAACAACAAATGCAGCAACAAGGGCAAATGCAGCAGGAACAAATGCCACAGGATGGTATGCCAATGCAGTAATGTTGCAAAAGACGGAATATAGTATTAAGATAACTTAACAACCGTACCAATGCGGCTACATTGGGTTAATTCTTGGGATAAAAACCATGTCAGAAACACAAGCAGCAGAAGTAGTAGCCCAGCCCAAACAGGCTGGCACAGTAGTAACAAGTGAAAATTTAGCGGATTTTAATGCTAATAAATTAGGTTTAGCTTCCGAACAAAGCCCAACTGTGGCTGATACTGTAGATGAAAAATCCAGTTCAGAGCCAGCGGCAGAAGAAGGACAGAGTGAACCGAAATTAGCTAAAGATGAAGCGACCGATACAGAAGAAAAGAAGCAAAACCCAAAGTTAGAAAAGCGTTTTTCTGAACTGACCAAAGCCCGTAAAGAAGCGGAAGCTAGGGCAGAAGAATTGGAAAGGCGTTTAGCGGCAATTGAAAGTAATCCGGCACCACAACCACAATCGGTACCGGCAAGCAATCAAAAACCGTCACCCGATGATTTTCGTGATGCTTTTGAGTATGCGGAAGCATTAGCCGAATGGTCAGCGGAACAAGCGTTGGTAAAACGTGAAATGGAAGTACGGCAACGGGAAGCTGAAACGCAGAAACAAAAGGTTATTCAAACCTGGCAACAAAAGCTTGAAGTAACCAAAGCCGAATTACCTGATTACGAAGAAATGGTGGCATCTAGTACCGTTGCGGTAAGTGACGCAGTACGTGATGCAATTATTGAAAGTGATGTAGGACCAAGAATCCTATATGAACTGGCAAGTGATGACGAGTTGGCCGAAAAGCTAACAACCATGTCAATACCAGGCGCATTGAAACTAATTGGGAAGTTGGAAGCCAAGTTTGAAAAGACTGAAGCCCCAGCTAAAGCGGAAAAGAAATCTGTAGCGGCTAAATCTAATGCACCCGAACCGATTCGGCCATTAAGATCAACTGGCGGTGTTGCTGATGTTGCGATTGACGGTGAAAAAATGTCATTCCAACAATACAGAGCCGCTAGGCTTGCTGGCAAGATTCGATGAGGTTAAACCTAATTTAATTTTTAAGGAATTATCATGAGTAATAATTTACTAACTATTAGCAAGATCACAAACGAAGCTTTAATGGTCTTGGAAAATGAATTAACTTTTACCGGCCAAGTTGACCGTAACTATGACGATCAATTCGCTGTAGTTGGCGCAAAAATTGGTAGCACAGTAAATGTACGCCGCCCTGGCCGCTTTATTGGCGTTACAGGTCCGGCTTTGCAAGTTGAAGATTTCAACGAAACTAGCGTTCCAGTAACATTGTCAACACAGTTCCACGTTGACACACAGTTCACTACACAAGATTTGGCATTGAGCCTTGATATGTTTAGCGACCGTGTACTGAAGCCTGGTATTGCTGCTATCGCTAACAAGATGGATCGTGATGGCCTGATTACTGCTAAAAACAACACCGCTAACATCGTTGGCACCGCTGGTACTGCACCAACTGGTTTGATTACATATCTAACCGCTGCTGCTTACCTAGATTCTGAAGGCGCACCACGTGATGGCCGCCGTTCAGTAGTTGTTGAGCCATTTACATCAGCATCTATTGTTGATAACTTAAAAGGCTTGTTTAACCCACAAACCACCATCAGCGAGCAGTACACAAAGGGCTTGATGGGGCGTGATTCTGGCGGCATGAACTGGTATATGGATCAGAACGTTGTGTCACAAACATTCGGTTCTTATGCTTCAGCAACATTGTCTTGTAACGTAACTACCGCTACTGGCTTCTTGTCAAGCGGTTGGGCATATTCAAGCAACATCACCATTGGTGCTGCAACTGCTGCTGCTACATTAAACCAAGGCGATACATTTACCATCGCTGGCGTTTATGCAGTTAACCCACAGAACCGTCAGTCTTACGGCAAATTGCGTAACTTTGTAGTTCAATCTACAGTTTCAATCGCTTCTGGCGGTACTGCTACTGTTACCGTTGTTCCAGCTATTATTACTGCTGGTCAATTCCAAAACGTTAGCGTAACCACAACTGGTTCACAAACTGTTACTCCATTCAACAACACCGGCGTAACTTCACCACAAAACATTTTGATGCACAAAAATGCGTTCACAATGGCTTGCGCTGACTTAGAGTTACCAGAAGGCGTACATTTTGCTGGCCGTGCAAGCGATAAAGAACTTGGATTATCAATCCGTGTAGTTCGCCAATACACAATTAACAACGATTCTATTCCGACAAGACTTGACGTTCTATACGGCTGGGCACCGCTGTATCCTGAATTGGCTTGCCGTATTGCATCGTAATAAAATAGGGCGGTTTACGCCGCCCATTTTTAATCAATAATTTAAGGAATAAATCATGTCAAATCCAGGTCCAGCAAGTACCCAAACCATTCACCCAACAAACCTAGCTTCTAACCAGGCTATTCGTTTGATCGGTGTATTAACAGGTGTTAACGTTAACGCAGTTGGCGATAACGCAATTCCAGTACAAAACACAGGCAATTTTTCAGTAACCAACGTAATCGTAACTAATGCGTCAACAAGCTTGACTACTGCTGTAGCGGCAGTTTATCCAGCACCAAACGCACAAGGTACGGCTATTGTTGCTGCTGCAACTGCTTTGTCAGGCAATACTGGTTCAACCGTTGTTAACCAACTGACCGTAGCGTCAACCGCATTGCAATCAACACAAAACATTTACTTCCGTGTAACTACTGCACAAGGTGCGGCTGCTACTGCTGATGTTTATGTTTACGGCTACGACTTTAGCAATTACTAAAATCATGCTGTAAGTGAGGAAAGCCACCCCCACAAAGGGTGGTTTTTTTCATTTTTAAGCTTATAATCAACTATCCTGCGACAAAGGGAAATTATGTCAACATCTATAGTTGTAAGACCATTAGGTCCAACCAGCGTAATAGCTGTATCTACGACTGCATCAACGCCAATATTGATTACCAAAAATGGCAATGATCAATCAACTTATGCAGAATTTGCTAATACTGGTACAAATCCAGTTGCAATTCGTATTTCGCAATTATCAAGTGCCGCAGTTCATCCGGTGGCTGGTACGCCTGGTGATTACACATTAAATCACGATACATCAGTTATTTTGGCCGTACCATCTAATCCATTTTATGTATCTGCTGTTACTGTAAGCGGTTCATCAACGTTATATGTAACGCCAGTAGATAGCCAATAATTAGGAAGTTTTTATGACAAGCCCATCCAATTCGGCGGTACAGAATTTATTGCCGGTTCAGGCATATTTTGATGTTAACAATAATTTTGTAACGTTTATTGGCCAGGGCTTGCCATTTACGGCATCTATTTCGCCAGAACAGCAAGATTTAGACATCACAAACAGCATTATTGATTCAACCACTATTGGCGCAACAACACCGTCAACTGGTGCATTTACTAGCTTTTCAACAATAACAGGCACAATTTCAACGCAGCCAACCGCTGCGACTGACATTGTTAACTTGTTAGCGTTGCAATCTTATGTGGCCGGCATTAGTTGGAAACAACCGTGTGCAGTTGCAACATTGGTTGATATTACGTTATCTGGTTTGCAGTCAATTGATGGCTATACAACGTTGGCCGGTGATCGTGTATTGGTTAAAAACCAAACAAATGCAGCAAACAACGGTATTTATTTAGCCAATGCTGGTGCCTGGACACGTTCATTAGATGCAAATGTTTGGGATGAATTTGTATCTGCAATTAGCTTTATTGAATATGGCACCCAGGCTGGTGGCGCATGGTTTTGTACAGCAACACCTGGCGGTACATTAGGCACAACACCATTAAATTGGTCACAGTTCACTACTTCAGCGGTTTATTCTGCTGGTACTGGATTAACGTTAACTGGCCAAGTATTTAGCATTACAAACACCGGCGTTGCTGCTTCTACTTACGGTTCTGCAACTGCAACACCAGTATTTGCGGTTAACGCACAAGGCCAAATTACTTCAGTAACTAACACAACCATTACGCCGGCCATTGGTAACGTAACTGGTTTAGGAACTGGCGTTGCTACATTCTTGGCCACACCAACTTCTGCTAATTTAGCGGCTATAGTTAGTGATGAAACTGGATCAGGCGCATTAGTATTTGCTACTAGCCCAACGTTAGTGACACCGGCATTAGGTACGCCAGCAAGCGGTGACTTCAGCACAGGCGTATTTACTTGGCCAACATTTAACCAAAACACTACTGGCTATGCTGCTGGTTTGGCTGGCGGTGCATCAGGTTCAATACCTTATCAAACTGCTGCTAATACAACGGCAATGCTTGCTAAAGGTACTGATGGCCAAATACTTGCATTGGCTGCTGGTTTACCTGCTTGGATTGATAACCAAGTAGGTACAGTTACTTCAATTGCTACTGCTGGAACGGTAAGTGGTATTACGTTAACTGGTGGTCCAATTACTACTACCGGCACGATTACTTTAGGT